GTTTTATCAGTATTTTGTTTAAAACTTTTTTGTAATCTTTTTGATTGATTTGTTAAAAATTCTGGAGATACCATTCTAAAATTATATGTTTTATGTTTCATAGCACCTTTATTGTTAAAAGTATCATCTTTCAAATCTGAATTTTGAAATAATTTAAGTTTTAAATTAATTTCTTCTTGACCTCCAGGCACTCCAAATTTAATTTGTACATCTTCTTTACCAGAAATATTATATTTGCCTAAAGAATCGTTTTCATCTAAAACTTTAACGTCCGCTGTTACAATAGGCAATAATATATCATAATAAACATTAACTTCTAATTTTTTGGCAATTTTAGGATCATTCAAATCCATACCACCTATAGTAAATGTTTTAAATTCTATTGATCCAGCTTGTGCAGTCATTTTATTTCAAAAATTCCTTCAAATTATCAGAAACTTGTTTAGAATACGCTTTATCCAAAACTTTCAGAGTTTTATTATATGCATTTATATTATTTTCATATTCAAAATATGTCATAGGTTTCCAATATACTTGTTCTTCTGGTAGTAAATTATCAATAATATTTGTAGCAGTAGTAAAAACCGTATTTACTTTACTTTCTTGTCCATATATATAACTATTTTCTCCTATATTTACAGTTTGGTTTTCTAAAGTTACACCTGAAGTGTGTTGTACATATATTTTAGAATCTGTAGTAGATAAAATTTGTCCTTGACCAGTATTATTTGTATCAAAAACAATATCAACTATTTCGTCTTTAATAAACGAAGTATTAGCAACAGAATATGTTCTTATTGAATTAGTATTCAGTATTTGATTAATTTGTTTTCTTTTATAAGACATTATCTTATTAGAATTTTGATAATCAGGTATCCAATATTTTTTTAAAGTAGGCAATAAAGAATCATATCTACTTATTGAAATATTGTCATGACCTTCCCAATTACATATGTAATGTTTTATTTTATTTAATGCTAATTCTGTACTACCATATTTTTTGATAATAAAATTTTCAAGTTCTTGTTCAGATAAATGCCATTCATAATAAGGATCAACCATATTATTAGAATAATATAATATCCAACTCTTATATTGGTCATCATAATATCGATTACTTAATTGATCCGCTCTTTCATTTTCTGAAATTTCATATGGATAAAATAAAAATGGATTTTTCAAAACATAATTCAACATTACCACACGCTTTGTTATATCAATAGCTGGTTTAGAATTATATTCTATAATTGGGAAATTGTTGAAATATCTATCTATTGCCATTTAATTATAATCGTCTTGCATCCAAAGTTCTATTTCTTTTAATTGTAAAGAAAAATTAATTACTGTAGGCGCACCATTTTCGAAAAATGATGGTTGTCCTGCTCCACTATAATCTGTTGCTGCTGATATTATAGCGCATGGTTTAAACTTAAAGGTGAAAAAATCATCAGGATATATCCCTATTAATACCAAATTTGGATATTTTAATAACAAACCACCAGATCCACCAACAAAACTGGGAAGCATATTTTTCTTAAAACTATTAATAATATTAACAAGATTAATAGATTCTTGTTCATTATGTGGAGAAAAAGTCCAACTTAAAGTATGATCTTTAAAATCGCCTTGTTTAAATAACATTGTTAAAAATGGATTTGGTGCCATACCTAACAAAAGTCCTAAAGCTAGTTCTCCTGTCGGTCCTAACGCTTGTAATCCTAAAGCTCCTGCGCCAGCGGCAAAACCTTGTCCTAATGCAGTACCACCAGCAGCGCCACCCCCAAGACCTCCTAATAAACCACCAGCAGCAATACCAACAAGGCGTCCAACTGCACCGAAACGTCCACCTATAGCTGCTCCAGCAGCTGCTCCAGCAGCTCCACCTGCTGCACCTGTAATAACACTTGCAACTGTAGAATTTAAATTACCTGGTGACCTAAAATTATCATATGCAGCTGCTAAAGCACGCCCTTCAACTGCTTGCCATATAACTGTTTGAACATCATTTATTTTTTTAGGTATCGGTAATGTTACACCACCAAGAGGCATCAAAAATGGTGCTTCAAAAACAGATCTTTTTTCATAAGAAATAAACTGAAATTGCATAAAATAATTTTTATCAGCGCGATTTAAGTCTGATGGATACGTAGCTTCTGGTATAGAACGAGTAGTAGGAGGAGTCGGGCCTCTTCCTATTGGTCTTTTATTTTCAGGTTTTATGGGTCCAATTCCGGATGGCATTAATTACCTTTTATCTAAATAATTATTTCTATTATTATTTATAATTGTTTTAAGAAATGGCAAATTATAAAGGTTATTTTAAACCAAAAAATCCACAAAAATACAATGGTAATCCAACAAACATCGTTTATCGTTCTCTTTGGGAACTTAAATTTATGATGTATTTAGACGGTCATAAAGATATTGTTAAATGGGGATCTGAAGAAATAATAATACCATATAGATCTCCAATAGACAATAAAATACATCGATATTTTACAGATTTTGTTATAACTAAAATAAATAAAAATGGTAAAAAAGAAACAGTAATAATTGAAATTAAACCATCTAATCAAACTATTCCTCCAAAAAAACCGGAAAAATTGACAAAAAGATATCTAACAGAAGTAAAAACTTGGGGAATAAACGAAGCAAAATGGAAAGCTGCTAATGAATATTGCAAAGACAGGGGTTGGTCTTTTCATATATTTACAGAAAAAGAACTTGGTATAAAATGAATATATTTCAAGAAATTATTAATGCTGGTAAAAACCTTGCTTCTAAAGTAAAAGAAGCAATGGATTGGTATCGTGGTAAAATAAAAGAAACTCAAGTATTCCAAAAGAAATCTTTTCCTGAAATAGGGAATATGTATATTTTTACCTATGATGCTAAACATAAAGATAAATTACCAATTTGGGATTCTTATCCTCTAGTGTTTCCTATTCAATTCTATAAAGATGGATTTCTTGGTATAAATTTACATTATCTACCACCACAACAAAGAGCAGGTCTTTTAAACGCATTATCAACCATAGCAACAGATGATAAATATACAGATAATACTAAATTAAACATAAGTTATCAAATATTATCAAAATCGGCAAGCAAATTTAGTGGTTATGAAAATTGTGTAAAAAGATATCTTTACAGTCACATAAGAACTTCTTTTTTCTATGTTAGTCCGGCAGATTGGAAATATGTGGCTTTATTACCTATAGAAAAATGGAACACTAAAAGAAGATAAAAATGTCATTTAACATAGATACTTTTAAAACTCATTTTGAAGAATTAGGGTTTCTTCAAACTAATAAATTCGAAGTAACAGTTTCTCCTCCTAAAATTTTTTCAAATAGGAGATTAATTAATAATCAATCTGAAATTTCTATTTCTTCTATTTCTGATGCTTTAAGATTTAGAATAGAAGCTGTTAGAGCTCCAGGTATACAAATATTATTCGATGATAATACTCGTTATGGTATTGGTCCTACTCAAAAACAACCATTCAATGCTCAATTGAATGAAATATCAATAAATTTTATCGTAGATTACGATAGTATCTTATGGCAATTTTGGCATAATTGGATTAATAATATATTTCAACATAGTGGTACTAATAATTCTTATCCAACATATTTGGCCAAATATAAAGATGATTTTTCTACTATAATTGATATCGATATATATACTAATGATGGTAATCTTTCTCAAACAATAGAATTATATCAAGCTTTTCCGACAGCTATTTCTGAAGTTCCTCTAACTTGGGGAGATCAAAATAATCCACTAAGAATGAGTGTTACTTTATCATTTTCTGAATATCAAATATTAGGTTCTGGTCTAACTTAACCAAGAACTGTAAATGTAATCATATAAACAAATTGAGGTTTTATTATGTCTTTACCTAAAATACAATATCCAACACATACAATTACAATCCCTAATACAAAAAAGAATATAAAATTTAGACCATTTTTGGTAAAAGAAGAAAAATTACTTCTTATGGCTAAAGAATCGCAAAATGATAGTGATATTTTCCAAACAATTAAACAAATCGTGAATAATTGCTGTTTAGATAATAATTTTGAAGTAGATAAATTAGCAATTTTTGAATTAGAATATATTTTTATAAAATTAAGATCGTTTTCTGTAGATAATATCATAAAAGTTTCTTATAGAGACGAAGAAGATGGTCAAAATTACACATTTGATGTAGATTTATCTAAAATAGAAATAAATTATCCTGAAAAAAACGATAATAATATCAAAATAAGTAACGATTTTGGTATTTTAATGAAATATCCATCTGCTTCTCTTTACGATGATAAAGAATTTCTAAATTTGGATAAAGATTATTTGTTCGAATTAATATTAAGGTGTATCGATAAAATTTATGAAAAAGACGATGTATACGAATCTAAAAATTATTCTATTAAAGAAATTTCAGAATTTCTTGATGGTTTAGATAGTAAAACTTTTGCCTCTATACAGAATTTTTTGTTGAATGCACCAAATATTAAATATACTTTAGAATATAAAAATTCACTGGGGAAAGATAAACAAATTGTTTTGTCTTCATTAAATGATTTTTTCACCTTTCGCTGA